TTCCGACAGAATGAAAATTACAAGTGATGGTCAAATATTTTTATATAATTTATCGGCAAGTGCTGGTACAAACGCTGCAAGATATAGTACTGCAACTGGTCAATTAACATATGATACATCATCTGCTCGTTATAAAAATAATATTAGAGATTCAGCTTATGGATTAAATGATGTTATGAAATTGCGTTCAACTATGTTTGAATATAAAGAAGATGAAAGAACAGATATTGGATTAATAGCAGAGGAGGTTTATGAAGTAATACCAGAACTTGTTGGATTGGATAAAGATGGCTTACCTAACTCTGTTTCTTATGATAGATTTGTATCAGTCTTAGTCAAAGCAATCCAAGAATTAAAGGCAGAAGTAGATACATTAAAACAATTAGTAAAATAAAATATTATGGGAAAAACTTTCTCAACTGGCTTACTAACGAACGGTTTATGGCAAGACGCATCTAATAACATAGGTATAGGTGGCTCTCCTTCTGGTAGCTATAAGTTTGAAGTTACTGGTACTGGTAGATTTAGTGGCAAACTAAATATAACTAATACAATTGATGCTTATGGAGAATTAATTTCAACTACTGCTGGTTCAGATGCTTTATTAGGATTTTCTAATAGTGGCTCTGCTGCTAACGGATGGGGTATTGGTAGAAGAAATACTGGAGAATTTTGGATTGCAAAATATACTGGTGACTTCTTAAGTGGCACAAGAACAGTTCCATTTATGATTTCTACTTCTGGTAATGTAGGAATTGGTACAAGTAGTCCAGCAAGTGGAAGAAAATTAACTGTTGCTGGTGGTGCACAATTTACTTATACAGATAATGGTGGTGCATCTTTTAACATCGTTCCAGGAACTAATGGTCAAGATGGAGCTGATTTTAACTTAAGTTATTATACTGGTACTGGATATGGACCATTAACATTTACTTTAGGTGGCTCCGAAAGAATGCGTATTACAAGTGGGGGTAATGTATTAATTAATCAAACTTCTGGTGCTACAAATATATCTTTAAAAATTAGAGGTATTAATCAAACAAGTGCAAATTATAGCTTTCTTATTGATAATGCAGTAACAGATTTATTTTATGTTAGAAATGATGGAATTATTTTAACTGGCTCTGCTGCTAATTCACCTTATAATTATGGTATGGGTGGAACATTAAGAGCAATTTATTCAAATGATGCTGGTATTTTAGGTTATAATGCATCTGTTAGAGAATCAAAAAAGAACATAGAAAGTTTAATAGATGTATCTTGGATATATAATTTAAATCCAGTTAAGTTTAATAAGCGTAAAAAAGATAATTATGGTAATTATACAGATGAAATATATGAAAACCAAGATTATGGATTAATAGCAGATGAGGTTGAGGCAGTTCATCCAGATTTTGTATTTTATGATATTAAAGAAGATGGTACTAAAAAATTAGCTGGTGTTGAATATGAAAAATTAAATATCATATTACTTAAAGCCGTACAAGAACTTTCTGCTAAAGTATCAGCATTAGAGAATAAATCCTAAATTTGTAAAAAATATATATTATGATCACATTATCAGAGCAAAATCTAGCAGATTTAAAAGCATTCATTAACAAGATCCCTACTGAGATTGGCTTGCCATTATTAGAGTTTTTTGGTAAGTTACAACAAGAACAGAATCCTGGTCCTCAAATTGAGACACCAGTAGTGGACCTAAAAAAAGAAGATTAAACCATGACACACAATAGCAGCCAGGCAGATTTTGGAGCTGGATTAAGCGTATTAAGTGCAATAGTATCTATTACCACTATCCAGCCTATAGTAACTTTAATAGCTGGACTGGTTGCTATTGTATCTGGAATTATGGCAATCCGCTACTATTACAATGCCACAAAAAAAGTACAAAAAGATGATGAAGTTCCTAAATAGCATGTGGGGTAGCTGGCTAAAAATAGCCATCTCTGCCATTATCACTATGATCATCTCTAAAGGGAATATCTTTGAGATCACCTTAGAAGAGTGTATCAGCGCAGCAGTCATCTCATTGCTGCCCATTATCATTAACTACTTGAATCCTCATGATCCTAGATATGGCAATAAAGGTTAAAATACTATTCTTACTTTTATTACTTGCCTCATGCAATCCTCTAAGAAAGGCAGAGCGCAGAGTATTAGCCTCACCAGATGCATCTGAGCGCATATTCAGAGAATTAGAGAAAACTAGGCCATGCGCTAATGATACTAGCTTTATCACTTTGCTAGATACATTAGTGACTATAGACACTATCACAGACTATAAGAGAGATACAATAAACAATGTTATAACATTGACTGAGAAAGGTAAAACCATCTACAAAACTAAGAAAGTAGTAGAGGTAAAAACTGGCTACATAGTAGATACCAGAAGGCTAGGCATCCTAGCTGATTCTGTTAGGTTTTATAAGACATCTCTAGATATTGCTAGTAAGACATCATACGAGTATAAAAAGTGGCTCATTTTGCTTGTAATAGCTATTTTAGCATATATCATTATAAAGGTTAAATTATGATCATATCTGAGCATTTAACACTAGGTGAGCTTATACGCTCTGAATCAGCTAAGCGAGCTGGCCTATCTAATATGCCTAATGCTGAGCAAATAGAGAATTTAAAGGCATTAGCAGAGAATATCTTTGAGCCAATCCGTAATCACTTTAGAGCGCCTATTTATATTTCCAGTGGCTTTAGATCAGCAGAGGTATCAGCTTTGATCAAAGGTGCTGCTAAAAATAGCCAGCATTCCAGAGGAGAGGCTATAGACATAGATATGGATGGGCATAGCCATAATATCACCAATGCTGATATATTTAATTTTATCAAGCAAAGGTTACAATTTGACCAGCTCATCTGGGAATTTGGTACAGACAAAAATCCAGCGTGGGTGCATGTTTCTTATACAACAAAAAAGCCTCTAAGAAATGAAATCTTAAAGGCTTTAGATGGGGGGAAGTATATTACCTTTTCTTAGATTCATGCAATGCATGCAATATGCTAGCATGACAAAATCCTAAATATCTACCCAGCTCACTGGCAGAATAGCCTTCTTTATAGGCAGATGTTACAAATCTATTCCTATTTATTACTATCTCAGTTTTTCTGGATCTATCACAAAGCATTTTATAGCTAGTGTTATTTGCTGCGCAGTATTGCTCAGTAAAATCCGCAAGAGTTAAATTTGGATCTATTCCCTTCCTAGAGAATTTCTCCACATATCTTACCTCTACTATTTTATCTGGCACTGCTTTGATCTTCTCTTGCAGCATCACATCAATTCTTTTTAATGCGTGATCATTGCATCCAGTGTATAGCTGGATATATTTAAGTACATCTTTAAATCTGCTCATCTGTGTTATTTATTACTACATCACTAAAAATTCCATCATCCTCTGCTTTGCTGATCATGTCCAGCATCTCTAAGTAATAAGGGTATTGATTCTGTAAAAGGTGTGTGATCTTACCTACTAATGCAATTTTATGTACTATAGGTAAATCCATCCATGCTTTATGATTTGCCATATTCTTTCATTTTTGCGATTAAAAATAATGTTACATATAAGAAGCATGCCAGTGGCACTGCTAATAAAAAAAACTTTATAAAGGTTAAGATAGTCTTTATCATAGGTTTTCAATTATAGCAGTTAAGATAAAAGCTACTGCCAGGATGATGCCAGCATATAGCGGATTAATACTCTCTGAGCGATATCGCTCATTTGCTTTTTGTTGTGGTGTTTTCAGCGTGTTCATAATTAAAAATTAAAATTAAAAAAGTATGTAGCTTGTTCCATTGGCGATAGCTACCCAAACGCAAAGTATTTAATAAGGTAAAATACCTAATTTAATTCTCTCACTTACTAATAAATCAATTAATGTTTTATATTGTCCTATAGATCCTTTTACTACTATCATATCATTTACGATAGTGTATTCAATGTTAAGAGTATTTAATACTTTCTCTCTCCATTCATTTCTGCCAGCTTTAAATGTTTTCATGCTTTGTTTGTTTTGATAAATCAAAGCTAAGGTATTTTAATTTAATTAAAAAAAATTTTTTTAAATATATTTTTTAAAATGGCTTAAAGTGTAATCTTTTTTATTCTGGACCATGCCGAAAATACGCTCCTCTATGCCTCCCTGGGTAAATATCCAGTACACATTAGATGCCTCTGTGCGATCCTTTGTCTGCATTCTGGCCCTGGACTGCCAGTAGCTAACTGCCGAAAAATCAATATTGTACATCACTAAAGCATCTGCTGAGCTTAAATTAATGCCCTCTCTGCCAGATTGGATCTGGGATATAAAGACTGCATCACCAGATGCCTCATTAAAGGCCATAGGATCCTCTATAATGCGCCCAGCAAATGTCACCCTAAGCTGCATACCTTCTGCTATGTATTTGTAAAATATGGCTATCTTTTGGCCCTTAAAGCGCTCTTTGATAAAGTTAGCCTTAGTATCATCAAATATCACTGCATTGCCATCCTCAGTCTTGACTGATCCAGAGCATATCTGGTGGATCTTCTGCATCTCTTTTACTGCCGTATCTGCCAGAATTAGCTGGCCATCTTTGGTCCTAAATAACTTATCCTTTCTAATCCTATCTATGGCCCATTTAATGCGATCAGACATAGGCACATATAATATCACCTCATGCACCAGGCTCTCAAAGCCAGCTTCCTCTTGAGTATATGTCAGCATAAGATGTGAGATTTCGCTACTGATCCTCTCTTGCTTTACTTTGCTATAATCTGCAAGCTCCCTATTAAAAACATACTTTTTAGCTGGGATGCCATACTCTTTATGCCATTTGTAAAAGTTAGCATATCCATTAAATGGACTATAACTGCTGATCCAAAACTGGTGATACATCTGCGCATAAGATTCTGGACTGGGTGTGCCAGATAAATAAATAATTGGCTTGCCTTCGCATATAACCTTTAAAGCTTTTGTGCGCTCAGATGGTATAGGGTACTGCCCTAAAGAGTGTGCCTCATCTACTATGATCACATCATAGCTTTGTATTACTTTGTGTACTTGCTCAAAGTTAATTATATCAATATCGTATATGCATAAGCTTTGATCATAATCATCCTGGATGCTGCTAATAGCTTTTTTCTTAGTAACAAATAATACCTTTTTTGCATTCATTAAGCTAGCAATATGCAAGCTGGTAATAGTCTTACCAGTGCGCACTTGCATGGCTAAATACACTAGGCCAAATTCTTTAAGTATAGCTATAGCTTGATCAGCAATATCTACTTGATAATCTCTTAATTGCATTGGTAAAATTTAATGTAAAAAATGGCTGGGATCGTTTAAACATAACCAAACACCCCTATTTGATAATTTATTCCCAGCCATGACCTCATCATATTATACTGCTCAGAGGTAATGCAGTACTATATTTGACCATCTTGTAATGGCTCATCTTCTTTTTGATCTATCCTTCTATAGCCTTCTTTCCAGAGAATCCTGGTTAATGTCACAGAATTACGCACTATAGTCTCTTCTGAGTTTCTGGGATATAATAAGTGTAGCACCTCATGGATCAGAATCTCTAGATGCTTCTTTCCCTTTAGGCGCTCATCAAGCTCCACTATGCCATCACTAGATGCCATGCCATGGGCCTTCTCTCTGCCCAGCTTGCGATATATGATCTTAATTTTAAGCATCTTTTAACATAGCCTCATCTGGTCTATCAATATTATCTGGGAAAAATATAGCTTGCCCACCTCTCACCATTGCTAAAAGTTTTTTTATATGCTGCTCTAGATTCACTACTTCTGCATACTTTTTAACTAACCATGCCTCTTGCTCTGTTGCCTTCATCTTGTTAAAGTTTTTTGGGATCTTCATACTCAAATTTTATTAGTAAATCTATATAATGTTTAGCCTTCTTTAAATCTTCTATTCCATTTTTATCCTTATGTCTTACTACATACTTAATGATATTACCTTCTATAAATCCTATGTTATTAGCATGTATAAATTCTGTAGGCTGGATCTTTAAATTTTTATAATGGCTGCCTCCTATTTGATCACTAGTAGGAGTAGGATTAGAATTAAAACTTATTTTACCTACACATAATTCAAACATATCTTTTTGCCATGATGTAGCATAATCACCTACATCATCAATAGCTGATTTACCTTTATCTACTACATACCCAGCAAATTGATCACAATCAATAATACCAGTGCATCTTACTATTGTATCATTAAATACACTTTTATATAATTTTCCTACTAACATTATTTATCTGTTTTAGTGGTGTAATGATTACAAGTCTTGCACTTATAAACTATCCTTTTTGATCCAGATGCTAGTACTCTATTTGAATGCTTGATCAAATCATCTGATCCACAATTAGCGCATGTACCTCTATCCTCACCAAACACCACACCATAGTGGGTTTTAGCTGGTATGTGTGTACTCAAATGCTCATGCACTTTTTGTAATAATACTACATCCATCTTGCAATACTTAACCATTTTATCTAGCGCCTTCATGTCATTCTTTAAAGCTATATCTTTCCAGAGATCAAAGTCTGTTTTGATCTTCTGGCCAATGCCTAAAAAGTCTGCTATATAATTTAGCCTATTGCTATTGAATTTAAATTTTGATCTAGCTACTTTTAAAGTATCTATGGTAGTGTAGTTAGGGAACATTTGAATGCCATGAAATAAACATCTAGTGCGAATCCATGCAAGATCAAATTTATCTCCATTATGCCCTACCAGCTCATCTGCGCTATCTACTATCTTTATAAAATCTTGCAGCATCTTTTTATCACTTTGCTTTTTATCCCAGGTCAATGCTTGCACATCTTTCTCTCCCTCCCATTTATAGCAAATGCAAATGATCGCTCTTTCTTTTAAGATGTTTTGATAGCCAATATTTAATTTATACCCAGACTGCCAAAAGAATCCGATATTTGGACTTGTCTCTATGTCAAAGTATAATCGTTTTCTTTTGGTAGCCATGGGATAAAATTACTACTTTTTATGAGATAATTGATAAGAAAATTCTCTAGGCTTATCATCTTCATGCTCAGCTTGCCATAACTTTTGCACAGATTGGAATAAATCCCAGTCTTTAGACCTATCATCTTTAATCACCATTTGCCAGCCTGGTCCCTGGATTGCACCATTTTTGCCATAGGTCCTAGTCTTAGCATTTAGCCATAAGATAGCTACACCATCTATAGTAGGAGGCAATTTTAACTTTTGCGCTGCATCTAAGCTAGGAAATGCATTAAGATATAACATCTCATATGCTGCTAATTGCAGCCAGTAGCTATTATATATTCCATTACTTGTCTTGATGTCAAGCACATAGCTTTTGCCATCTATTTTACATATGCGATCCAAAGTACCAGCAAAGCCTAATGATCCATTAACAAAGGTTTGCTCTATTAATAAATGCTCTGGCTTATACATCTTGCTAAAATCCACATAGCGTTCAAACATGCTCCATTCCTCTAGGCTATACTTAGGACTGCCATTCTCATCTAATAAATTACATTCAATGCCATTATCATAATCCTCTGTAAGCTGGTGGACATTTGATCCTCTTCTGCCAGCAGCAGTCTTTATCTCATCTGCTTTGCTACCTACCTCTTTCATCCATTGCAATAACTGATAAGGCTTAGGATAAGCCTCTAAAATTGTGGTAGCACTAGGGTAATGCTGGCCATTGTCATCTGTGTAGAATCTGCCATCTACAAAGGTTAATTGATTAGGGTGTGTTTTTACTAACATAGGTTTTTATTTAGTATATTCTTTAATAGTTTCTTTGACATGTAGGCTACCATCATTAAGCCATACAAGATGAGCAATGCGCTCTATATCTTCTAATGTATCAGATCCAGTGATGAATCTATCATCTACATACAAAAAGTAGCGTACATAATCATCTGCTAAGTTTGTATCTCTTTCTATTCTATAATTATTAGGCATGTTAAATATTTTATGGTGTAAAAAAGCGCCTTTTTGTCCAGAAGGCTAACTGGTGCTTCATTTACCACCAAACTAAAAAGGTGCAGTATCATCTTCATCATCTTCTAATTCCATAGCGGTTAAAGATGTGAAAATGTTTAAAGCCATATTTTCTAGGAATGCCATCATGTCTGAATCATCCCACTGCTCCTTACCTTTCACCTTAATCTTTTGCATTTGAGGTAATCCATTTGGATCTTCTTTAGTGTAGTAAGGTGCGATCTTATTGCCATCCTGGTATAATGTTACACCAGTGATAGTTTTAGTAGGATCATTTTTATCCTTCATGGCCCATGGCATGAATCTTACTGGCTTAGATAAATTAAGATTTGGCAAAGCCTTTAAGAATGATGCAGCGTATCTACTGCTATAGCCTAAGCTAATAACATATGTAGAATCTCCATCCTCAAAAGTGATCTGCCATTGCTTACCATAATCATTCTCTCTTGTAGAGATGCTTTTAATGGTAGCAGTTAGATCCTTAAAAAATTCCTCATTCACCAATTTGCCAGTCTTTGTGATTCTTTGCGTGGTGTACTGGTTTGCTTCTTTGTGCTGGCGGACTAGGTTGCCATCTGCAACTGATAGGTAAATAGTGTTAGTACCTACTGATTTTGTTAGAGCCATAATTAAAAATGTAGTTTGTTTTATACTACGAGAACAAATGTAAGATTATTTATTTAATAAAAAAAAATTTTTTTTAAAGTTTTTATAAATTATATTTGTAGCTCATCAAATATAATATAATGAAAAAAGAAACCAGAGGCCGTAAGCCACTACCAGACAAAGAAAAGAAAAAGCCTATCTTTATTATGATCAAAGGTAAGTTTGTAAAAGAAGTTAAACCAAAACTTAAAGAAATTGAGAGAGAGTATAATACAAAGTAAAGCCATTAAGCATTTTGAATTAAAAGGCTATCTTGTAGTCAAGATCATACAATGTAATAAAAATGGAATGCCAGACCTCATGCTACTAAAAGATGGTAAGACATTCTTTATAGAGTGCAAGACTGAGAAAGGAAGGCTATCTGAACTGCAAAAGTATAGACACGAACAATTACAAGAGCATGGATTTGAAGTGCGCACAATTTATAAAATACAAGATATATGCTAAAAGCTGCTAAATTTTACACCAACAAAAATTTCTCTGTAATACCAATAGGAGATAATAAAAGGGCCATATTTCCCTGGACTGAGTACCAAAGTAAGATAATGGATGATGCCACACTAAAGCACCAGTTCACAAACGAGCGCTGCAAAAATATAGCCATCATAGGTGGCGCAGTCTCTGGTGGATTGGAGATCATAGATGTGGATTTAAAATATGATGTGTCTGGTAATCTTTGGACCAGGCTGCAAGATGCTTTATCTGATCTATTGCCTTTACTTTATATTGTACGCACTAAGTCTGGTGGCTACCATCTGTATTATAGATGCGAGGTAGTAGAAGGTAATCAAAAGCTAGCCATGCGCCATGCTACCAAAGAGGAGCTTAAAGAGACACCACATGCAAAAGAGATCGTACTAATAGAGACCAGAGGTGAGGGTGGCTATGTGCTAGCGCCTCCTAGTGATGGGTACACTAAAGAGAAAGAGTTTGAGGTGAATGTAATCACCATAGAGCAAAGAGAATCCATCCTATCTATTTGTAGATCATTTAATGAAGTGATCAAAGAGGTGCGCACTACTCAAGTAGTGAATGATAGTGATACATTTAATCTCACACCCTGGGATGATTATAATGCTAAATGTGATGTGGTAAAGCTTTTAGAGAATCATGGCTGGACCTGGATAGAAACCAGAGGTGAGCGTGATTTCCTAAAGAGACCAGGTAAGACTGATAGCCACATCTCAGCAGACTACCACAGAGGCCTGGGCCTATTTAAAGTATTTAGCACCTCCACAGAATTTGAGACTAATAAAGGCTATAAGCCATTTGCTATCTATGCTTTACTTGAGCATAATAATAACTTTAGTGAGGCTGCAAAGCAATTAATTAAGGATGGCTATGGAGAGCAGCGCACCAGAGTATCAGCAAATATAAAGCGTGACTACATAAAAAAAAAGGATGAAGGCCTAGATGCCAGGAATATAGCAGTGCATATAGCATCCAGGCATAATATAGATATTGATAAAGCTGAGGAGATAGTAAATGAATTAGAGAATGATAAGTCTGAGAAGATCCTAGCATTCTGGAATGTGAATGATAAAGGCATCATCACTATAGAGCGTAATAAGTTCCTATCGTTCCTATCAGATTATGGTGGCTTTTATATCTACTATTATGATAATAAGCTGAACTATAAGCTAGTGAAGATAGAAGATGGATTTGTATCTGAGACTAACACAGAGCAAATTAAAAAGTTTATTAATAATTACATTGATGGACTGCCTAGCCAGTTTGATGGCATCACACCAGGAAGGCTTAGAGAGATCATATACAAAGGCGCAGATGCTTATTTTAATAAGTCTCTGTTTGAGTTTATGCCTAACATCAAATTAAATCTTTTAAAGCATACTAAGCAAGCTGCTTACTACCCATTTAAAAATGGTGTGGTAAAGATTACTAAGAATAAAAAGGAGCTTTTAAAGTATGGAGAGATTGGAGCGCATGTCTGGAAAGATCAAGTGATAGACTTTAATATAGACATTGAAAATGATATAGATTTTAATTATGTCCAATACACTAAGTTTATAGAGAAGGTATCTAATGATGATCCAGAGCGTGTGGCTTATTGCATTGCACTTATAGGCTATCTACTGCACACCTATAAAGATCCTACAAAGTCTTATGCAGTGATCCTGGCAGAAGAGACTGAGAATGAGGCAGAAGGTGGTGGAGCTGGTAAGGGTATTTTCTTTAAGGCTATTGGTAAGATGATTAACCTGGTGTCTATAGATGGTAAGAACTTTAAACTAGATAAGTCATTTGCTTTCCAGCGTGTGGAGTTATCTACTCAGCTTATAGTGATTGAGGATTGCCGTAAAAATGTAGATTTTGAGGGATTCTATTCTAAGATCACAGAAGGTGTCACCATTGAAAAAAAGAATAAGGATGAGATATATATAAACTATAATGATGCGCCTAAGTTTGGATTCACTACTAACTACACTATTAACTATAGCGGTGGTCATGGTAAGAGAAGAGTACGCATTATAGAATTTAGCTCATTCTTTAATCATAAGAATACACCTCTGGACTATTTTGGTAATGCTTTATTTAATGACTGGGATCGTGATGAATGGAATCGTTTTTACAATTTTATGGTAGAATGTGTGCAAATTTATCTTGAGAATGGTATTCCACAACTTGAGAATACATTTACTATCAATCGTAAGAATATAAAGCTTAACTTTGGAGAGGATTTCTTAGCTTACTATGATGATCTGGTGAGAGATCAATGGAGAGAGTTTGGTACAGAGTACACCAGCTTTCTTAATATTAACGATCTTGATAAAAAGGATTATAGCCAAGTAAGGTTTAAGAAAGGCCTATCTGTGGCAGCAGACATATTAGGAGACAAAATAGAAACAAGAAGAAACAGACAAAATAATAATAAACATGAGTTTAAAATCTTATCTAGATCCGATGGCAGCTTTTGAGAAATGGCTAAGTAAGAATCCAAACGGAGGGATTTTTGAGTACTTTGGCCAAAAATTCATTATTAAGCCTAAAAACCGAGTACATTGAGTACAAACCGAGTACATCCAAACTAAATGATAATCAATTAGTTATAAGGTCTGTACGCGGTGTACTTAATTTAAGTAGATTTTTTGTTGGTCCTCATTTTTTTAAGAGATAAAGTTTTTATTAGTTCAATTTTTTTAGGGTTAAGTGAGTACATTAGTACAAAATATAGGTTAAATGATTGATAATGAATAAGATAGAAAAAAATAAACCGAGTACATGCAATGAGATGATAGAATTTATCTATAATCACCCAGAAATATGTAGGCTGATCAAGTCTGTGCATCCTCTGGATCTGCAAGATGATCTAAAGCAAGAGATGGCATTAGCGCTACTTAACATGGATTGTGATAAGATTAAGACTATTTATGATTCTAATGGCTTGATAGGTTTTTCTATTAAGATTATTACTAATATGGCATTTAGTTCTACCAGCAGATTCTATAAAAAATTTAGGCAATCTGATTATGATAAGGCTATAGAATATTTAAGATGTCAAACTAAATTACCAGAATTAAATCCTAAATTTGCTACCATAGCAAGCCAGAGATTATATGATAAGCATGCTGAGGATGAGATGCATGCACATGAGGCTATATTATTTACTAAGTATGTGGAGGTAAGATCATGCAAGAAAGTAGCTGAGTTTTATAATATACCAGAGAAGCATGTTAAAGATATTATCAGAAAGACCAGAGCAGAATTAAAACATATTTGTATAACTAAAACTTTATAAGATGACTGCAATGCAAGAATTAATTGAAGAAATAAGAATTAGACATAATGAATGCTATATTGGATTGTTATCACTTGGCATTATTCAAGAGGCATTTGAAAAAGAAAAAGAGCAGATAATAGATGCTTATAGAATTGCATCTATTAATAATGCACCAAATGAAGATATGCAAAATATCAAACCTGAATATTGGCAATTAAATGCTGAAATGTGGTATTATAAACATTATAACCAAAACAAATAACCTATGATAACAATAGCATTAGCTGGATTCTTTTTTGCTTATTATTTTGTGAATGTGGCCAAAATAATTTACTTTATAAAAAAGGTATGGAACATTCCATTTGAGCAAAGGATGAAACCATTTGATTGTGTGACATGCTTAAGCGTGTGGATGTCTGTGGTGTTTTATTTCTTGCCATTTGAGGTGAGCCAGTTTGTGGCGATCATATTTGGCGCTGGTTTTTTAGGACAAAAAATTAAATAAATATATGGCAAAGGCAAAAGGCAATGATTCAAAAAAGCAAACATTTGGAAAGCGCAAATGTGGATCACCAAAAAAGAGTTATAACAAACATACACCAAAACCAAAAGCATATCGTGGCCAGGGAAAATAACACAATACAAGTACTGGGCATTACGCAGAAGGTGAGCGGATGTGGATGGCATAGGGTGCTATTACCATTAGCATTCTTACCAGATTCATATAATCATGTATGTAATGTACCTACAGAAGAGATCCTACAAGAAAGGCAATTTGATATACTATTGTATAACAGATTCTCTCCATTTGATCAGAACTGGGATGAGACAAAGAAGCACTTTAAAATAGTGATGGATATGGATGATGATTGGGATCTACCATATAATCATCCATTACATAAATTCTACGCACCTCAAAGAGAGCGAGTGATCAATAACATTAACTATGCTGATCTGGTGACATGCACTAATGAAAGGCTAGCGCAGAAGCTTAGGCAGTATCATGATAATGTGGTAATCCTACCTAACTGCATACCATTGGGCCAGCATCAATACACAGAGGATAAGAAGCCTAGTGATAAGGTGAGAATATTCTGGGCTGGTGGATCTACGCATATGGATGACATCAAGCTATTGAAAGGTCCAGTAAAGAGGCTGCATCACTTTGATAATATAGAGATGGTGCTAGGTGGCTACACAGATAGTGATCCAGTGAGTAAGCAGTACTGGGATCAGCTATGGAGCTTATTTACAGATGGTGGCAGACTACCAAATAAAAAGCTTGCAAGCACTTTGCCAAATGCATACATGAGCCATTTTGAAGAGGCAGACATTATGCTCATACCTTTGCAAGAAAGTGACTGGCATGCATGCAAGAGCAATCTAAAGATATTAGAGGCAGCAAGTAAGAGAATACCATGCATAGTGAGTAAGGTGCAGCCATATAGCATGGATGCAGATGCGCCAGTGCTATGGGTGGAGAGCCAAAAAGATTGGTACAAACATTTAACATATTTAATTAACAATCCAGAGGAAAGGATCAAGATGGGTAATGATCTTTACAACTGGGCAAAAACAAAATACAACTATGAGCATATCAGTAAACTTAGAAGAGAAGCATATGCAGACCTTATTAAAGCATAAGCATTTTTATGATCTATTTATTAAAAGCGGTGAGCTGGTAGGATTTACGCATGAGATCCAGAATGAGCTGCTAGAAATTTATAAGCTGGTAGATCCTATCTATACTTATAATAACAGATGTGGCGCATGCGTGGGTACATTCTTAGTGAATGTCTATAAAACATTTAAAGATCAAATAGCGCTATGAATTATATACATCCGACTGCGATTATTTACGACAATGTTGAATTAGGAGATAATATCTATATTGGGCCATATTGCATTATAGGTGCGCCAGGAGAGCATAGAGGCTTTTGGGATTATAAAGTAAGTGGTAGAGTTATTATATCTAGTAATTGCGTATTAACTGGACATGTCACTATTGATTCTGGTACAGAGAATAATACAATTTTAGATCATAGTGTATGGATGCTAAAACATTCTCATGTAGGCCATGATGCATGGATAGGTAAATATACCACTATATCATGTGGTGCAAAAATTGGAGGCCATGCTATCATAGGATCTAAATGCAATATTGGATTAAATGCAGTCATCCACCAGAGACAAATAATAGCTGCTGGCTGCATGATCGGTATGGGTGCAGTGGTAACTAAAAAATTAATAACTAAGCCTTACCAAAAATATGCTGGCAATCCAGCAAAGTGGCTAGGCCCAAATGAGGTAAAATGAAAGTACTAATAGCATGTCTGGTATATGGCAATAGGCCGCTAGATATATTAGCAGAGAACATTAAGAGCGCTGGTTATGTGGCAGACTATGTACTGATCAATAGAGAAGGCATAGCTAATGCATTAAATGAAGCCATAGACATAGCTGGTGCAGATGGGTATGATGCGATAGCCTATCTAGCGAATGACATCAAAGAGCCAGAGAACTGGCTAGCTAAAAAGGTGGAGGCATTAAAAAGCTACCCATTTGCTGGGATCGTAGCAAGCAGCTTAGACAATGTGAGATATACTGCACAGAGCGAGCATATCATATCAAACTGGTTACTATCCATGAAGGTGGTAGATAAGATTGGTATATTCAATGAGCAGATGTTCCCATATGGGCCAATAGACCTGGATTATTGTGAGCGTGCTAACCTAGCTGGATTTTATACATACTATGTGATAGACTGCATGGCAGAGCATATCGGATCACATGCAACTGGTAATGAGTATGGCTGGGATAAAGGTGAGCTGGTGAATAAGTACTGGCAGATGCATGTGGATGATATTACTGCTTATAGAAACGGATCAAAAAATTTAAAGATATGGAAGTAAGAGAACATGTAACAAGAAAATTTAAGGATATAGATGAAGAGAAGCTAATGGATCTAGCCTATGCATATTGTGATGATTGCATGAGTGGTACTAAAGAAGTGGCTACTGGATCTGGTAAGATCGTATCTATTAGAGATAGGTTTGTGCCAACGATAGATTATTTCTTACATCACTGGCTAAGAAAGCATGAGTTTGAATTTTACACTAAGATGGGCCTTTGGAAAGTGAGACAAGATCCTACGCATCCTTATCATGACATCTGCAATAAGATCGTAGATATGTTTAAGGCATTGGCTACAGATATAGTAGCGAATGAAGGTAAGGCTATCTTCTATGCAAAGAATGCTTTAGGCATGACTGATAGAGCAGTAACTGAAAATACAAACATAGATACTATCACAATCAAGTATGAATCTCCAGATTAAGTTACCTAAGCCACACCAGGCACAAAAGGCAGTATTAGATAGTGATGCCAGATTCAGAGTGATGATGTGTGGTAGAAGATTTGGGAAATCATTAATTAGCCAGAATGTATCAATAGAGTGCGCACTGCATAAACAGAGCATTGCATATATCACACCTACCTATCAGCTAGGTAAGACATTCTTTAAAGAAATATGCAAACTACTACCAGAGAAGATATACAAAAAGAATGAGACTGATCTAATGATCAATTTTGTTACTGGTGGATCTATTAGATTCTTTACTGGTGAGAGATTGGATGCGCTGAGAGGTTTGAAGTTCCACCTGGTGATCATTGATGAGGCCAGCTTTATCTCTAATCTAGAGGAAGGCTGGAATAATAGTATTAGACCTACACTAACAGACTATAAAGGAAAGGCTATCTTTTTAAGCACACCTAGAGGCAAAAATTACTTTTATAGCCTATTTATGCGTGGTGGTGAGCCAGACTGGGAATCATTTAAATTTAGCACTTATGATAATCCTTTCATTGATCCATCTGAGATTGATGCTGCCAAAGCTCAGCTCCCTAGTGTGGTATTTAAGCAAGAGTATCTTGCAGATCCTATGGAGAATGCCTCTAATCCGTTTGGATCTGAATTTATCCAGGCTTGTACCAGATCATCATCTGGGGTGGCTGCTTATTACGGAATTGACCTGGCTAAGTCTGTGGACTGGTCTGTCATCATAGGACTAGATAAGAATGGCAATGTGGTGCATTTTGATAGATTCCAAAAAGACTGGATGCAAACAAAAGAGACTATTTTAAGGCTGCCTAAGAATGTGCCTATTGTAATTGATAGTACTGGTGTGGGTGATGCCATAGTAGAGGATCTACAAAAGAAGTTTAACCAAATGCATGGCTTTAAGTTTACCAGCGTGAGTAAGCAGCAGCTTTTAGAAGGTTTGGCTAGTGCCATCCATACAAAGCAGATAAGCTTTCCAGAAGGGACTATAAAGGGTGAGCTTGAGGTATTTGAGTACACCTTCACTCCTACTGGGGTTAGGTACTCAGCTCCCCAGGGATTCCATGATGACTGCGTGATAGCTTTGGCATTGGCAAATAAATGCAGAAACGATCATAAGCTGGTAGGTAAATACCATGTTATATAAAAAATATATTTAATAGAGTATGAAATTAACTATTGACAAATTCCAGAGGCTTAATGCCATAGCTAGTCTTGAAGAGGATGAGCTAGAAAAAGCAGCTAAGATGGTGCAAATATTGCTAGATAAATCTAGTGAGGAGATAGATAAGATGCCATTAAAGAAGTTTGCTAAGCTTTGTGATAAGCTACAAAAGGCATTTGATCTAAAGGTGCAAGTAGAGACAATGAAAGCGCCTAAAAACTTAATAGAGGCAAATGGCAAAGTATATAGCTTAAACTTTGAGATTAAGAAGCCATTTAATACTGGCCGATATATTGAGGTATTGACATTTAGCAAATCTGATCCTATCAATGATATGCATAATATCCTGGCTAGTATATGCACACCTATGAAGTGGAGCTGGTGGAAAATGACCTATGTACCTATGCCGTTTGATGTAGATAAGCATGAGCAGTATGCAGATGATATGAGGCAAGCTGATTTTAGACATGGCTATAATGCAATGGTTTTTTTTTGCATACTCTTAGCGGATTTAACGAACAATACAGAGGCTTATTCGGACTTGCTGATGAAAATGATGAGGCAGAACAAAAAGAGACTAAAAATGCTGAGAGTGTATTCACAGAAAATTTCGGATGGATATACTCAGCAAAGCAAGTAGCTGAGATGGAGGGCATTCCTTTAGATGCAGTTTATGATCTATCGGTGATTCAGTTCCTAAATGATTTGGCATATTTAAAACAAAAAAGACTAGTAGATGAGTATCAATATCAACAGAGCGCAAAGAGAAGCTTTAGCTAGTGGAGCTGATTTTGGTGGTGAAGATATAACCGAATTTGGTGTAGTAAATGGAGTTATAGAGCAGTATGGCGCTACTCTATTGACTAATATAGACAAATTCGCTAAGGCAAAATCATTAACTGCATCTGGTGAATTATTGAGCAATATGATCCCAGAGATAGTTAATGAGAATGGCATTACTATCTTTAGATTAAGGATGCTGGATTATTATGATTATCCAAATGAAGGGGTAAAAGGTGTAAGATCAAGTGCCAATGCGCCAGGATCACCTTATCAGTATAAGAATTATGGCATGCCAGAATCAGGCAGAGCATCACTAAAAAGATATATATTAAGTGGAAAGGCTAAGGTGAGTAGTGTGATGAATGACAAAGCATTAGGAATAGGTGGTGAGAGGAAGGGTGTGAGATTTGCAGAAAAAAAGACATTAATAGATAGGCAAGTAGATACGCTAGCTTATCTTATTAAGCGTTTTGGTATCAAGACTACTAACTATTTCACAGATGCCTTTAATGAGACATTTAGAGATTTTGAGGTCAAAATGGCGGAAGCCTTAGAGACTGATATAGTAATAACATTTGAAAGAATAAATAAGAGAAATGGCAATAAGTAATTTAGCATATCCATCTGGTACACCGACATGCCAGGATGCCTTATGGCATGTATTTAATACGAGCGTAACTGGTGTAACAGATTTTAGATATGTATTTGATGTATTTGTAGGAGGTGTGCAGCAATCTAGGGTCAAGATTTACCCAGAGCCATCTAATAACCAGGGGTACTTTGATGCTGGACCTATTGTGCGTAATACAATGACCTATGAATGGTTTGAGCCTACAGATAACATATTGACATCTGAGCCTAATGTAAGTGGCCAGGCAGCTCAGACTTATCAATATAGAATCGGTGAAGAATATAGCGGTGTAACATATTTAAACTTAGTAAGTGGCAATGTGACTGCATATAATTGGAGCGCTCCTTTATTAAAGAGAAGAGTATCAGATATTACTGCATATAACAATAAAGCAATGACTACCAGACCATCTAAGATCAATGCAAGCATAGGTGATAATATATTCATTGGTGCTAAGGATGTATCTGGTTTGACTATTGTAACATATAACCATAATAATACACAGATCACTAGCACTACATTTAATCTAGGTGGTGTTAAGCCATTTGCTGAGCTTAATATAGGATCACCAGCATTAAATAAATCTACTACAATTATTACCAGTAGCGTTAAGTATTATACTGCTACTATTGGTACATCTGTATTTACTATTTACTTAGACTGCAATCCAAAGTACACTAGCTATAATCTACATTTTATGAATAGATTAGGCATGTTTGATACTGCTAAATTTGGTTTGGCAAGCAGATTGAATCTTAATGTAGATAGGAAAGAATTTGAGAAGAGAGACTATACATTAGGATCTAATAGTGTGACATATTATAACACAAATAATAAATATAATGCTGGTAAAGTTAATTACTTGAATCAGCGTGATTATGTGTGGAGATTGACTATGGATGCACCTACAGATGCAGAGTATGAATGGCTAGAAGAGTTAATCTACTCACCTCAGATTTATATGGAGATAGATGGATATTATTACCCAGTAACTATCGCATTAAATAACTTTGAGATTAGCAAGTATGTGAATAATAGATTAAGAGTATTAGAGTTAGATGTAAAGATGAATACTAAAAGATATAGCCAATTAAGATAATATGACTAGAATATTTATAGAGGGATATGAGCTTGATTTAACAGAAGGTCTTAGTAACCAGATTACTTATGCTATTGATGATCTACAAAATCTAGATAGCAAGAGTACATCATTTACTAAGACTATCGTACTACCTGGCACTACTAATAATAATAAATTATTAGGTAACATTTTTGAGTTTAATAGTGCTAATTTCTATAATCCTACTGCTGATAATGTATTATATAATTTTAATGCTGCCGTTAATGCAAATGCTAGAATAGAATTAAATGGCCTGCAAATTATGAAGGGAGTATTAAGATTAATAGAGATCATACAAAATGGTGATGCAGTGGAGTATGAATGTGCGATATTTGGTGAGCTAGGTGGATTTGTTACTGCATTAGGTAATAAGAGACTAGAGGATCTAGATTTTAGTGCATATGATCATACCTATAATGTATCTAGCATTGTTGGTAGCTGGACTAATACACCAGGATCTGGGTACTGCTATCCATTGATAGATTATGGTAATGTAAGTACTGGTGCATATGGTACTGCAAAAAAAGACTTTCAATTCAATACATTTAAGCCAGCCTTATATGTAAAAGAATATCTAGATAAGATTTTTGCTGGATCTGGATATACATACGAATGCCCATTTTTCAGCGAGGCAAAATTCAAGAGATTAATTATACCAAATAACCAGGCTATTCTGCAAAAGAATAGTAATACTCAATTAGAAGCTACACCAGAGCTAAAGCAATATGCTGCATCTGGATCTGCTTTTAATTTAAGCTTTGTAGCTACTACATTAGGTAGTTTTACTTTGACCAGCTCAAATACTTTATTTACTTATACTGGTACATCTAAAGCAGTAAATTTAAATTTTAGATTAAATGGTATTTGGGTGCTAGGTAATCCAGCTACTATAAAGCTTAAAAAGAATGGCACTACCATAGCTAGTTATTTTATTGGTACTGGTTTTAGCACTAACTATTTTGGTGCTACTTTATCAGTTACAAATAATACATTAAATAATGGCGATACTTTGCAAGTATCTGTAGAATGGAGCGGATCAGTAAGCTATCAGATGGAGGTGCTAGATGGTGCTTTTGATATTACGACTACTACAAGTAGTTTAGTGCCTATTAACTATGGTGAATCATTACAGATCAATAATACTATTCCTAAAGGTATATTTCAAAAAGATTTCTTTATCTCTATATTGAAGATGTTTAATCTTTTGGTGACTGAGGATAAATATAAAACTAATCATTTAATTATCTCACCTTATGTGGATTTCTGGGATGGTAGCCAGGTAGATTGGAGTAATAAGCTTGATAGAGAGAAGGTGATCAAGCAAAAGCCAATGAGTGAGATAAATGCTAGATATTACAATTTAAAATATAAACAAGATAACGACTACTACAATGAAGAATATCGTAAAAAATATAGTGAGGGATATGGTGATAGGATCTACGATAATGGTCTTGAATTTGTTAAGGATACTGAACAAGTAGAGGTTATCTTTAGTGCATCTGTATTATATGGTGCAACTGGTCAAGATAAAGTATTTCCAGCGATTTATAAAAAGTCTAATGAGAATACTAAAGAGGATCCAATGGATCATAATGTGCGTATCATGCAGACATCATATCAAACTGGTGTTACATCATGGACTATTTATAACGGAGCTACAAGCTTGACATCTAGAACAGATTATCTTTATGCTGGACATTTAGATGATCCAGATGCTCCTACTCAAGATATTAACTTTGGTGCGCCTCAGCAGCTTTATTTTACATTGGCTACTGGTGATCTAAGTAATAACTTATTTAATACATACTACTCTACTTATTTAGCTGAGATCACAGATAAGGATAGTAGATTATTAACTGGATATTTTAAGCTTACAGATCAAGATATTTTCGATCTTGACTTTGGTAGATATGTGCATATAGATGGAGGCTTATACAGATTAAGCAAAGTGGTAGATTTTACACCAGAGGCTAATGATCTTACAAAGGTTGAGTTATTAAGAGTAATAGAGAAAAATATAGCTACTTATGATAGTACTCCTATATTTGCATCTCAAAACTATAATACTTGTGTATCTTGTAATACTTACATAGTTTATAGGGATGTGAATCCTTACTCTGCTACTTTTAATGAGTATAGAGTTAATGGGGTAAATGTGGGCCTTACACCTCCTACAAACGGAGCTTGTAATACTGCTGCACAATGGACCAGCCAAAGTTATTATAGCTGTTATAATTGTGTGGATTCTTTAGTGTATAGAGATACTAATGTATGCTCTCCTACCTATAATAATTACAGAGTAAACGGAGTGAATGTAGGTAATACTGCACCATTAGAAAGCACTTGTAATTTTGTACCTAACTGGGTTAGCCAGGGGTATAATACATGCTCAAATTGTAATACATACTTAGTTTATAGAGACACTAATCCATGCTCTCCAAGCTATAATAATTATAGAGTGAATGGAGTGAATGTAGGCAATACTGCGCCATCAAATGGTGCGTGTGTAACTACTGCTCAATGGACTAGCCAGGGGTATAATACATGCTCTGGGTGTGTGACTTATTTAGTGTATAGAGACACTAATCCATGCTCTGCTACTTATAATAATTACAGAGTAAATAATATTAATGTAGGTAATACTGCTCCTAGCAATGGTGCATGTAATTATACTGCAAACTTAACAAGCCAGGGTTATTATACTTGCTATGCATGTCAAAATTACTTAGTTTATAGAGATACTAATCCATGCTCTGCTACTTATAATAATTATTTTAGAGGTGGTGTGAATGTGGGTAATACTGCGCCAGCTAGTGGTGATTGTAATGGATCACCTATCTTAACTAGCCAGGGTTACACTACATGCTGGGGATGTACTGAGTATATCGTTTATAGAAATACTAATCCATGCTCTCTTACTTACTTGCATTACTATGTAGGTGGTGAGGACCAGGGTACAACTGCACCAGTAGATGATTCTTGTAATTATAGTGCTAACTGGGTTAATCAAAACTTTACTACTTGTATAGGATGTACGAATTATATAGTATATAGAGATTTGAATATATGCTCAGCTACTTACTTAAATTACCAAGTAAATGGTACTAATGTAGGCAATACTGCGCCATCAAGTGTACCATGTAATACTGCACCTAACTATGTTAATGATGGATCAAATACTATATGTATGGGATATGATCTACATCAAAGAACTATAGATAATAATCCATGCTCTTCTACTTATGGCTTTACTGGTGTAGGTGCATTGATCCAGGCTAATTCACCATCATGTGGCTATACTACTGCTACTTTTACTGCTAGAGCATCTCTTATAGGATCAGCAGAGGTTTGCGCTGGTGGTGAGTATGGTGCAATTTCAGTACAAGTAGTAGGTACTAATATGTGCGATTGTACTCAAGTAATTAGTATGCCTAGTGCAGTTTGGGCAGATATGCTACCAGATGATGAATTCTGGTTAAATCAAAGAATAAGCGGTGTATTTAAATATAGGAAGTTTAGGAGAAACGGATCAGCAAATAGTGCAGTACCTATAGAAGCGTGCGGAGATTGTTAATTAAGATAATATTTATATAAGAAATGGCAAATAAAAAGACAACGATAGCAGCAGAGATACAAGTAAATACTAAGTATTCTGGCAAAACTATAGGTGAGTTAAAAGAAGAGATGAAAGATCTCAAAAAAGAGATTGATAAAACCACCAAAGGATCAGATGAATTTAATAGATTAAATACTGAGATAGAGCAATTATCTGGCTATTTAAATGGTACTACTAAGGCTGCTGCTGGATCAGTTAAAGAATTAAAAGAGTTAAAGGCTCAGTTAAAATTAACTGCTGCTGGATCTGCTGAGTTTAAGGAATTATCTGCCAGAATCAGAGATGTAGAAGATGGCATTGAAAATGCTAAAGCTGGTGCTAATGATTTTGCTGGTGCATTAGAGCAAGCAGATGGACCAGTGGGCATGCTAGGTAAAGGTATTAGACAATTAGAGATTGCTACATCATCATGGAGCGCTGCTTTAAAAGCTACTGGTATAGGATTGCTTGTAGGATTAGTAGGAGGCTTAGCTGCTGCATTTGCAAAGAATGAAGGAGCAATGAAAAAACTAGAGCCTATCGCTACTCAATTTGGTAGGATCTTAAATGGTATTTTAGGAGCTATGAAGCCTTTAATAGATAGCTTTATAAATCTAGCTACTAAAGCTATGCCTTATGTAAGCAAAGCATTTGAGGTAGCCTATAGCTCATTGTCTGCTTTTTTACAAAGCTTAGGCAAAGTAGGTGAGGCAGTAGGCAAAATATTAAAAGGTGATTTTGCTGGTGCGTGGCAAAGTGCTAAAAGCTCAGTAACAGATTTTAGTAAAAATTATAATGAAGCTCAAAAGGGATTTATATCTGGCGCTCAGCAATTAACAGATAAAGAGAAAGAGGAGCTAGAGAAAAGAAATCAAGCAAGAAAAGAAGCTTTAGAAAAGCAAAAAAAGCTTAATGAGGAAAGACTAGCAGAGGAGCAAAGAGTACAAGATGAGCTATTAAAACAAGAGATAGCTGCATATGAAAAAAGACAAAAAGAGCGTAAAAAATTAAGTACAGAAACCATAGGTACAGATGGTTTAACTGATACAGAAAGAAAGGAAAAAGAAAAAATGGATGCTGATAGAAAGGCATTCTATGAAAAGAAAAAAGTAGAACTAACAGAGGATCTAAATAAAAAACTTGAAAATGGTACTATAAAGCTTAACCAGTCCACTTTAATAAGTGACATGGAGACTACTAATGCTAAAATAAAACTAGCAGAAGATGAAAAGAAATACAGAGTAGGAGCAGCATTAGACATCTCAAGTGCTATGCAATCTTTAGGATCTATCATAGGTGAGCAAACTGCTGCTGGTAAGGCATTAGGTGTGGCATCTGCTTTAATTAATACTTATATTGGAGCATCTGAGGTAATTAGAGCAAAGTCTGTATTACCAGAGCCATTTGGTACTATTTCTAAGATTGCCAATGTAGCAGCTATTGTGGCTACTGGTTTAAAGGCAGTTAAATCTATCACATCTGTGCAAGTGCCAGGATCATCTGGTGGAGGTGGAGGTCAAAATATTAATAGCAATTTTGCAGCGCCATTATCACCTCAAGCATCTGTAACTACTTTAAATCAAGCTCAAGTTAATCAGATTGGTAATATTGCAGCTAAAGCATATGTGGTAGAGAGTGATGTAACTGGTAACCAGGAGAGAATCAGAAGATTAAATAGAGCAGCTAGAATAAGCTAAAAGTACACATACCTCAAAAATTATATTTAATATTATGGATTTACCTATTTACGAATTAAAAATACAAGAGGATCTAGGTGATAGCGCTGAGGTATCATACATTGCATTGGTGGATAAGCCAGCTATTCAAAAGGATTTTGTAGTATTTAATCAAGATTTTGCTGAGAATAGCTATACTGACTATCCAGAATCTGCAAAGAATGCTGCTGAGCGTGGGATCAGATTAAATGAGGAGCTTAATAATAAATGTGCTACTCAAGTAGGCAAAGTAAGAGCGCAGCAGATCATGAATGGTGAGCCTTTATCTAAAGAGACTATCAAGAGAACATACTCATTTTTAAGTAGAGCAAAGGCATACTATAAGCCAGATGATAAAGAGGCATGTGGCACTATTAGCTACTTATTATGGGGTGGTGATTCTATGCTAAGATGGTGTGAGAGTAAAATGAATAACGAGGATTTTGCAAGCCTTAACATGAGCTTTGCAATCCAGGATGAAGATAAGCATATTATATCTGGACCTTTGATGTTAGCAGATGAGCCTATCTACAGAAATAATAGCAAATTTGGTGAGCATTATGTGATCTTCAAGCCAGAGACAATTAAGGATATATCTATCAAATTTGCAAAGAAAGGCTATCAGCAAAATGTAAACTTGATGCATGATAGTGACATGAGATTAGATGGTCTGGTAATGTTTGAAAGTTTTATAGTAGATCGCTCTAGAGGTGTATTACCTATGGAGGGATTTGAAGATGCAAAGGATGGTAGCTGGTTTGGATCATTCTATGTAGAGAATCCTCAAGCATGGAAATTAATTAAAGAGGGTAAAGTAAAAGGATTCAGCGTGGAGGGATTTTTTGATTATGCTTTACCAGATAATAGAGAGAAAACATACGCAGAGCAGAAGCTAGCAGAGTTAGCAGAATTATTAAAAGTACCTTATTAAACAATTTAATATATAATCAATATGAAAGATGCACAAACAATTTTAAGCCAAGTACAACAATTCTTTGCAGAATTAGTTAAAGGCGAAGAGAACTTTGCTGATACCATGCCACCAGTTTCTGGTACACCAGAAGCAGCTCCAGTAAAAATGATGGAGGCTAAATTAAAGGATGGCACAATGGTAGAAGTTACAGAGATGGCAGTAGGTGGTGTAGTAACTATCGCTGGCGCTCCAGCTCCAGTAGGAGAACATATGCTAGAAGATGGCACTATGATTGTTTTAGGTGATAATGGTGTGATCATGGAGATCAAGCCAGCAGAATCTGAGGCAAAAGTAGAGGTAGAAGTAGAAGCTTCTAAAGTAGAAGATGAAATGAGCGCAAAATTTGCTGCTTTTGAATCAGCTACTAATGAGAAATTTCAAGCATATGAAGAGAAGTTTGCACAATATGAAGGCAAGCTTACTCAAGCTAATAAAGTTATTGAAGGCTTGATGCAGATTAGCAAGATGCTTGTAGAAGCACCTCAAGCTGCACCAGATGCAAGTGTAAAGACAAGTAATGCTTTTGCTACAGATAAAAAAGATGTAAGAGCAGAATTTGCTGAATTTTCAAAATCAATTTGTTCATAATTAAAAATTAAATAAAATGGCATTATCATTTTCAGGCATAAGCGCATATACCAAACAAGACATTGCGCCTTTATTGACCGAAGCAGTATTTGCTGCAAAAACACAATCTTTGATCAAGTCTGGTGGTATCTTATTACCTAAGACAAAATCAAGCGTAGCAGTTCCAAAATTAGCTACTTTAGCAAACTTTCAAGCTGATGCTTGTGGTTGGAATGCATCTGGTACTACTACTATCTCTCAAGCTACTATCAATGTAGGTAAGATTAAAGTAGAAGAGGCAATCTGTACTAAAGATTTTGAAGCTTACTTTACTCAAGAAGCTTTGAAAGCTGGATCTACTTATGAAGATTTCGGATGGGCAGAATTCTCTACAAAGTTTACAGAGCAAAAAAATAAGATGATCGCTAAGCAATTAGAGATTGGTTTATGGCAAGGTGATACAGATTCTACAAGTGAGAATTTAAAGCGTTTTGATGGTTTAATCAAGATCATTGATGCTGGATCTCCAGTAAATGCGAATGTATCTGGTTATGTATCTGGTGGCCCTATCTCTACTATTACTGCTGCAAATGTAGTAAGTGTATTGAATGGTGTGTACAAAGCTATCCCAGTAGAAATCATTGATGCAGAAGATTTAAAAGTATTTGTAGGTAATGATGTTTACAGATTAGCAGTATTAGCTTATCAAGCATTAAACTTATACAACTATAAAGTAGATGGTGATGCTACACAAACTTTCATCATCCCAGGTACTAATGTAGAATTAGTAGCAGTAAACGGATTGAATGGTACTGGTGACATCTACGCTACAACTTTATCAAATATCGCTATGGCATTTGATTTAGAAGCAGAAGAAGAGAACTACAAGATTTGGTACTCTCAAGATTTTAACGAAGTTAGATACAGAGTAGCATTCAAATTAGGTGTTGGTGTAGCTTACACATCATTATGTGTGAAGTTTAAATCAGCGATCTAATTATAATATTAATCAAGAAAGGGTGGTGAAAAAAACACCACCTTTTTTTTAAAATTTTTTTAACATGGCATGTGCAATAACAAGCGGCTATTCAATAGATTGTCGTGAAAATATCGGTGGTGTAACTGCCGTTTATGTTGCCGAATTTGGCAACATTACTAGCATTGCAGAGGTGAGCGGTTTGGTTACTGGTATCACTAAAGCTGCTGGAAAGCGTTTTTATAAGTTTGAAGTGCCTAGAGCAACTGCAAATACATCTTCTAATGCTACTGCATCTGAGGAGAATGGATCTGTATTCTATACTCATCAAGTGGTACTACCTCTTAACAAGAGAGATAGCACTACTGCAAATGTAGTAAGAACATTAGCTAAGAATAAGTTAATGGTAGTAACTTTAGATATGGATGGCAATTATAGAATGTACGGAGCTGATCGTGGCTTATACTTAGCATCTACTGAAAGTGGATCTGGTACTGCTGCTGGCGATCGTAACGGATACAATATTACTTTGACTGGTGTAGAGCCAGATGATTTCTTACAAGTTAGCGCTAGTGTAGGTGCAGCGCTAGAGACTGCTGGTTAATCTTAGGGTACATCCTGGATAGCAGTTATTTATTATGCCCTACCTACTAGATGTGGGTAGGGTTTTTAAATTTATAGAAGATGATACATATAACAAAGGGAGCAGATCAAAATATAATTTTCACTGGCCTAGAACTGGCTACTTTGACTAATCCAAAATATTTATTCATTTTCACCAGTGCTAATGAGAAAATAGTTAAATTTGTAGGAACGAATATAAGCACAGATAATAGATTTCAAGAGGTAGTGGTAGCAAAGGCAAAGTTTAATAGAAGTGAGCCTGGCACATGGAGATATAAGATAAGAGAGCAAGCAAGTGCCACAAATGTAGATGAGGCCCTAAGTGGGGGAATAGTAGAGGAAGGCTTTATGTATTTACATGAAGCATGCACAGAGACACCAGTAGAATATGCTGGAAATTGTAACGAATTTAAATCATATAATTGTGAGCAGTAAATATCAATTTGTAAGAGTAGAATTTGACCAGGCAGAGCAGCCAGTTTTTGAAGAGAAAAAAGGCCGCAACTATATAGAGTTTGGGAAAAATAATGACTACTCTAATTATCTTATTAGCTTGTATGGTGAATCACCAAAGCATGGCGCTATCATTAAAGGAAAGCTTAACTATATTTATGGTAAAGGTTTTGATGATGTGCCTAAGGCAGCTAATACTAAAGGTGAAAGCTGGAATCAGATCATGAAGAGATCAATACTTGATGATGAGCTACATGGTGGCTATTATCTTCAAGTGATCTGGAATGCATTAGGCAAGATCGCAGATGTATATCATATTGAATTCCAGAAGGTAAGAGTAAGTAAAGATCAGACAACTTTTTATATTAAAGATGATTGGAGCAAATCAGACTTTAAAGAGAAGCCTAGAGAATATCCAGGATTTGATCCTAGCAATCCAAAGGGAGCGCAAATCTTATTTGTAAAGCAATACAATCCGAAGAGTGATGTATATCCTTTGCCTTCATATTTCCAGGGTTTAAACTACATTGAGAGTGATATTCAAGTAAGCCGCCATATCTTAGGTAATGCTAAGAAAAACTTTGTAGCTACTAAGCTTATCAATTTTAATAATGGCTTACCTCAAGAAGAGGAGCAAGCAGAGGTAGAGATGGATCTCAAGCGTAAATTCGCTAACCATGATGGGGATAGAGTGGTAATTGCATTTAATCCTTCAAAAGAGAATGCAGTAGATATTGTGGATCTAGGTGATACGAATTTAACAAAAGAAGATTTTACTAATATTAATAATTTGATCCAGCAAGAGATCTTTGCTTGTCACCAGGTTACCTCTCCTACCTTATTTGGTATCAAAACTGAGGGCCAATTAGGTGCAAGAAATGAGATCAGAGATGCTTATCAAATATTCCAGAATACATATGTGAACGAGCGCCAGCAAGAGCATGAGAGAAACTTTAGCAATTTAATGAATATGGCTGGTATTGCTGGTGAATGGAAAATAGTGCCAGTAGAGCCATTAAGCTTTGAATTTAGCGAGGCTATTATGTCTGCTAACATGACTAGAGATGAGATCAGAGAGAAGCTAGGTTTGCAGCCAGAGAATGCTTTACCAGCTAGCGGTGTGCCTCAAGCTACACCAATGGCAGAGGCTAATGATTCTATTAAGAATTTGACTGGCAGACAATATCAAAATGTAATGCGTATAGTGCGCCAGTTTGGATCTGGAAAAATCAATAAGCAGCAAGCTAGCCTAATGCTAAAGAGTGGTTTTGGATTCAGTGATAATGATGTAAATACATTTTTAGGCATTGATGAAGATCCACAGACTGAATTTGCAGCATTTGCGGCAGAGCAAGATGAGATCCTATTAAATGAGTTTGGAGCGTGTGGTGATAATGTAGAAGATTTTGAGGTAGTGAGTACTCATGAGGCAAAAGATTTTCATTTTTTCGCTGATGCTGAGCTGGATAAGTTAAAGGCAAATATCTTAGACTTAATAAGTAAAGATAAAAGGATCACACCAGAGGTACTGGCAAAAGTTTTGAATAGAGATGTAGAAGTGATAAATACTACTATATCTGCTTTACAAGCTGAGGGATATTTAAAAGTATTAGGTACAGAGTTAAGCATACTAAGTCCTAAATACAAGCCTTTAGTAAGTGAATTAACAAAGCCTTTGAGAAAGATCCCTGGTGGGGATAAGACTACTACTACAGAGGTTTTATTAAGATATACATATGCTGGGCCAGAAGATGATCGTAATAGACCATTTTGTGCTAGGATGTTAAAGCTTGCTAAGACAAAGCTTTGGAGCAGAGCAGATATTGAGAATATCAGTGAGAGATTAGGCTATTCTGTATGGGATCGTAGAGGTGGATGGTTTACTGAGCCAGATGGTACTCACAGACCTTATTGCCGCCATAGATGGGATGTAAAAATAGTAACAAGAAAAAAGTAATAAAATGAGCTTAAACATAAACTTTATAAACGAAGAGTTTATAAAAAGTAGAACTGCGGTTAGCGTAGGCATAGATGGTAAGCAATTAAAGCCAGTAATTAAATTGGCCCAGGATAAGTACATCTTACCAGCGCTAGGATCTAATCTTTATAATAGATTGCAAGCTGGTGTAGAGAATGATGATCTAAATCTAAAAGAGATAGATTTGATGAATAACTACATAGCAGATGCATTATTGTGGTTTACTATGGGTGAACTTGTAACCATGACTAGTTTCCAATTCTTTAGCAAAGGTGTATTTCAAAAGACTAGTGAGGAGAGCAATGCGCCATCAAAAGGCCAGCTTGAGTTATTAGAGCGTAGATATATCAGTAATGGTGAATTTTACAAGCAAAGATTAATAGACTTTTTAAGAGCAAATGAGCAAGACTACCCACAATATTTAAGCGGTGTAGCTGAGCTAGATACGATTGCTCCTCAAATGCAAGCTTATACATCTCCTATATTTTTAGGCCGTAAAGGTAAACGAATAGTATCAAATTATGATTACCCATGTGAAATCAAGAAGTTATAAAAGAGAATTCTTAGACAAAGTAAAACAGAAATTTTATGACTTACAATCAAGTAATAAAGGAGCTAAGGACATTGCTGGAATCGCATGCAATGATCAAAAGCGTAAAAAATGCGACACCCAGGGAGTGGCTATCCGTAGATGAGCAGCCAGTGTACCCAGTGTCATGCTTTGCGATCAATAGTGGATCATTAAATGTAGGCAGAGAGCAAGTGTATAGCATTAGCTTATGGTTTTTAGATAAGGCTGGCATGGAGGCAGAATTTGAGGCAGATGTGGCTAGTGATAGACTGCAAGTATGCGCTGATATTATCAGCAAGCTAAGAAACGGAGCGAATCCATGGACCATTGATGATAACATCACCTATAATCTAATCCTGGATAAATTTGAGGACTATTTAAGTGGTGTAGAGGTAACCTTCCAGATGACCACATATTCTGATTTTGATGCATGTGACATGCCTACTAACTAAAAAATTATATATATTACTATGAGCTGCAATACAAGTACAAGCGCTGATTTAAGACCAGCGCAATATAACATAAAGATCTGGCGAAATGATAGCTGGATGCAAACATTTGCTCTTTTGGCAGATGATACACCTATAAGTTTAACTGGATGTACCATAGTGGTACAAGTAAGGACTAGCGCAGATGCACCTACTGCTGCTTTGACATTAAGCACTACTAGCGGAGGTGTAACTATTGGAGGTATTAATAGTAATCAGATTACATTGAATAAGGTAGTAGATATAGCTGCTGGATCTTATGTATATGATATGAATGTAAGATTCCCAAGTAATGAGGTAAAGACTTATTTGTGGGGTACTTTTTTTGTTCAAGAAGATATAACTAAGCCGTAATGGAAATAATAAATGTAGCAGATCAGATTATAGAGATAAATGTCACTAATGACATTGTAAATATAATAGCTCAAACTGGTGCTTATCCTTTGCCTAATAATGTGTACTCAGTATTTGGTAGAGTAGGTAATGTGGTAGCTACAGAGGGTGATTATACTTTAGATCAATTAAGCGGAGTAACTATTGCTAGTCCAGTAAGTGGGCAAGTGTTAAAATATAACGGATCAGCGTGGGTAAATAGCACAGAAGATAATCCAGTAACTAGCGTTTTTGGTAGAACTGGTGTGGTAACTGCGCAGACTGGTGATTATAATACTGATCAAGTAGGTGAGGGATTGATCAATCAATACTACACTAATGCTAGATCAAGAGCAGCTATTAGCGAGAATATAACTGGTATGGAATATTCTAGCGCTAGTGGTATTTTTAGTTTGACTAGTGGGTATGTTATCCCTACTCAAGCATCTCTAGATGCTAAAGTGCCATATACTGGTGCTACTGGAAATGTTAATTTAGGAGAGCATCAAATAAGTGCTGGGCAAGTTACATTTGATCAGACACCTACTGGCGCTGCTGGTGTTGGTGTGATGAGATGGAATGATACAGATGGTACATTAGATGTAGGCTTAAAGGGTGGTAATGTTACCTTACAAGTAGGCCAGGAGATGGTGGCTAGAGTGGTGAATAAGACTGGCGCTGATCTGTTAGAGAGCCAATATAGAGTGGTGAAAATATCATCTGCCCAGGGCCAAAGATTGGCAGTACAATTAGCTCAAGCAAATAATGATAATAATAGTGCAGATACTTTAGGTATAGTTACTGAGAATATAGCAAATAATCAAGAAGGTTTTATCACTATTTTAGGTCAAGTAAAAGGAATTAATACAACTGGATCTCTCCAGGGTGAAACATGGGTAGATGGAGATGTATTATATTTAAGTCCTACTACTGCTGGTGCAATCACAAACATTAAGCCATCCGCTCCATATCATATGGTGGTGGTAGGATATGTAGAGTATGCTCACCAAAATAATGGTAAGATATATGCTAAGGTACAGAATGGATATGAGCTTGAGGAGTTACATGATGTAGCACCTTTGCCATACATTAATAAGGGGGTATTATATAGAGATACTGCTACTAATTTATGGAAATCAGCTACTATTAATACTTTATTAGGTTATACACCAGTAACAAGTGCTAGAACAATTAGCACTACTGCACCTTTAAATGGTGGAGGTGATTTGAGTGATAATAGGACATTATCTATTACACAATCATCTACTATCACAAATGGATATTTATCTAGCACAGATTTTAATACATTTAATAATAAGCAGTCTGCTTTGACATTTGGTAATTTATCAAGTGGAGATATGGATGTGAGCGGTGGCACTGCTGCCGTAATCGGATCTGGTACTAGCTTAACTTTAAAGAATGTGAATCCAAATGTAGGTACTTTTGGATCATCTACTGCTATCCCAGTTATCTCTGTAAATGCAAAAGGCTTAGTTACAAGTGTGACTACAGATGCAGTTTTTATTCCATCTGGTGCTTTGAGCTTTATAGGTGATGTAACTGGTACTGGTAATACTGGATCAGATACTACATTGACTTTAAAGAATGTGAATACTAATGTAGGATCATATGGTAATAGCACAAATGTGCCTACTATCGTAGTGAATGCAAAAGGATTAGTGACTGCTGCATCTCAGACTGCGATCCCTACTGCTGCAAGTGGTACTACTGGTTTACTTACAAGCACAGACTATAATACATTTAAAGCTAAGCAAGATGCTCTAAATGGCACTGGCTTTGTTAAATCTACTGCTGGTGTGATCAGCTATGATACAAATACTTACTTGACTACAATCAGTGGCATATTTGCTGGCGGTGAATTAAGTGGTACATATCCTAATCCATCATTAGTTAATAGTGCAGTGACTGGTAAGGTCCTAACTGGTTTAAATTTAAGCGGTGGTGGTACTATTGCAGATACTGATACTATTTTAGGTGCATTTGGTAAGGTGCAAAATCAGATTAGTGCTTTAGTAGGTGGAGTGATGTACCAGGGTACATGGAATGCAAGTACTAATAGTCCTAGCATTACATCTAGCGTAGGTACAAAAGGATATTATTATATCGTATCTGTAGCTGGTAGCACTAACATTAATGGTATCACAGATTGGAAAGTGGGTGACTGGATCATCTTTAACGGATCTACATGGGATAAAGTAGATAACACAGATGCAGTAAGCTCAGTGAATGGCTATACTGGTGCAGTGAGTTTGGTTACAAATGATATAGCTGAGAGTGGTAATCTATACTTTACAAATGCTAGATCAATAGGATCTACATTAACTGGCTATACTAGCGGTGCTGGTACGATCAGTTCAAGTGATAGCATCTTAACTGCAATACAAAAATTAAACGGAAATATAGGATCTTTAGTAACTGGTGTAAGCAGTGTATTTAGCCGTACTGGTGCAGTGACTGCGCAAAGTGGTGACTATAATACTGATCAAGTTACAGAGGGATCTACAAACTTATATTATACTGCTACAAGATTCAATACTGCATTTAGTGGTAAAAGCACTACTGATCTTGCAGAGGGTACAAATTTATATTATACACAAAGCAGATTTGATACTGCCTTTGGTAATAAGACTACTACTAACTTAACAGAAGGTACAAACTTATACTATACAAGTGCAAGATTTGATACTGCATTTAGTGGTAAGACTACTACAAATTTAACAGAGGGTACAAATTTATATTATACAGAGGCTAGAGTAAGTGCGAATACAGATGTAGCTGCAAATACTGCTGCTAGACATGCTGCCGTAACTATTGGTACTGCTAATGGTTTAAGTTTAAGTACGCAGCAATTATCTCTAGGATTAGCTAGCTCATCTACTACTGGTGCTTTAAGTAGCACAGATTGGAGTACATTCAATGGTAAGCAAAATGCTATCACATTGACTACTACTGGATCAAGTGGATCTGCTACATTTAGTGCTGGTACTTTAAATGTACCTACATATACTTTAAGTGGATTAGGTGGTGTGCCTACTACTAGAACTTTGACTATTAATGGCACTGCATATGATTTAAGTGCAGATAGAAGCTGGACTATTACACCAAATGTAAATGCTACTAATACTCAAGATTATACTGCTACTGCTGGCCAGACTACATTTAGTGTAAGTGGTGGCTATACATTAGGCCAATTAGCAGTATTTTATAATGGATCTAAATTAGCATCTAATGAGTTTACTGCTACTAATGGCACTACATTTGTTTTAGCTACTGCTTGTCAAGCTAATGATATAGTACAAGCGGTGGTATCTGTAACTGGTGGAGGTATCGGTGGTAGTGGTACTACTAATTACATCTCTAAGTGGACTGCATCTGGGGTGTTAGGTAATAGCTTAATATTTGATAATGGAACTAATGTAGGTATAGGAAATACAAACACTACTTATACTTTTGATGTTACTGGTACTGGTAGATTTACATCAAGTTTAGGAACTACTGGTATCAATCTTGGTAATATGACTGCTCTTGGCACTTTAAACAATGGCTATTTATATTTACCTTATACTGGCGGTATTGGATTTAGAAGTAGTGATGGTAGTGCTGCAAGAGCATCAATTTTAGCAGATGATTCATCTAATTTATTATTAAATAGTAGTGGTGGTTATGTTGGTATAAATAATTCAACTCCATTAACTCAATTGCATATTATAGGTGCTAACAATAACATATTTACAGATGGTGTAAGATTTACAAGAAATTCTGGTACAAATCAATATGGGACTATAAACTATCAAGGTGGTTCATTAAACATACTTGCCGTTGATACAATAAACTCTTTACCAGAAATAGATTTTCTAACTTCTACAAATGGTTCTACTACTACTACAAGAATGGTAATATTGTCAACTGGTAATATTGGGATGGGTACGAATACACCAGTTGTATCTAATATTACTGGTACATCATTAACTTTATTACAAGTAACAAATTCAGGTGGTAATGGACAAGTTAGAGTCGGAGGTTCATCATCAGGAGTAGGATTAACTTTAGATTATAACAATGCAGGTAATACAACAACAACAATAAGGTCTCAATATGCTACAACAAGTGCTAATGCAGCAATGTATATAGATTCTGGATTTATTACATTTAGAACTGGCACAGGTCTTTCCGACAGAATGAAAATTACAAGTGATGGTCAAATATTTTTATATAATTTATCGGCAAGTGCTGGTACAAACGCTGCAAGATATAGTACTGCAACTGGTCAATTAACATATGATACATCATC